TTCCACTCTGTTCCTGTCCACTCAAATGCCCAGCCAAGACAGAAGATTCTATCAAGGTTATCGAACAGACTTTTCCAGGATAATTCAATGGCGAATTGATTAGAAGCATTCTCATCATTTGGACAACCTAAAAACACATCATCAATGGTTGGTGCATTCCTGATTCTCACACCATTCGTGATGGCATTATTCCAGTAGCACCCATCAGCAGCCTGACTGAAGGCATTGGATAAAAGTTTATTGTTTGATCCGGTCAGCTTATAGATTGTCCGATTTAAAATGTTCTCAATCTTTAGAACCTCTGAGAAGCTGGCAAACTCTCCTGAGTTAATCTCACTCAGTGTCACACATACATTTTCCACATAAAGTTGCAAAAAGTAAGGGCCACCAAAAAAAACTCCTCCGATTGGGTCTTCCCTTTTCATAGTGCCACCTACTCCCCACCATGCCGTTAGAATCAATTTCCAATCTGGAGGCACAGGAATAGAGAATTGATTGCTTAAATCGAATAATGAAATTATTGTTGATTGAGTAATGACCTCACTACTGCCGATGGTGTAGAATGTTTGCGCCCCGGCAGGGCTTTGAAGTATCACAAAAAAATCAGCATTTACGCTTTCACTTGATAAAGTTACAGTGCTGAATTGTTGCTCTCCAGAAACCCTTGCCTGAATGTTAATGGTTCTTGTTTGTGTGCTGTTGTTTTTAAAAATAACATTATCATCACTCCAATCTTTGCCCTGAGTATTTAAAGTTGATCCAAAATTGTTTTTGAAGTCACTATTGCGCCAATAGCATGGAATTATCTGTGCATACTTTGGATAGACCCAATCCCAAGGAGGAGCAATATCATTAGTGTCATATTCAAGACTTAATATTGTGAATGCTAAGTTGCCACCTTGTGCAGTGATGTAAGTGTCTTGCTTGTGCATCCTGATGAAGTCAGGAGAAATCGGGGCAATAGGATTGCCATCCAAGTCGAATGGAGTGGTAATGTCAATATCCACATCTTGCCTGCTCTTAAAATTCTCCCTGAAGTTGTCATCAATGATGCCTACTGTTACCTCCCAGCTATCAGTGTCGCAGACATTATATTCCTGATAGATGGACAGGTTGAGCATCCCTTCAAACTCATATGGTGAGCCACTATAACCAACATCAGATGTGATTTTAATGGTTATCTCAGCATTGATGAAATAAGTGTCATAAAGCTCTTTAATTAGCTTTGCTCCTTTATTATAGAACCTTAACTCAGTGCTGAATGGCTGGTCAATGCCATGACTCTCCATCCTGATCGCTGTGAACTCAATGGCATCCCAGCCTATTGGCTCTTCTACCTCAGTTCCATTCAGATAAAATTTCCATCCTGCCATAATCGCAAAGGTAAAAAGAAAAAGCCCCTGCATCGCAGAGGCTCTTTACCATCGTTCTAATCTAAACCAATAACCTCATGAATCAGTCCTGAACCTATTGTTCAGTATTTTAGTTGTCCTTCTGGGTGTTCTGATGAACTTCTCAAAGCCTCTCTCATCCATGCTGAGCTGAGTGATTGGTAGGCTCTTCAATATACTGCCAAGCTCTCTTATCTCACCCACCACCGGAGAGCCTGAGCTGCTATTACGGTTGGCATAGTGGTTAGCCAAGAACAGCTCTTGCCTGCTCAGCGCATGGTTAGGAATTACCTGTGATCCTTTAGGCAAGTCCACCAGAGTCGCAGATGGCGGAGTGAAATAAACCTTGCCAGACTCAGTCACAACTTTCTCCACCCCTCGCTCACCTACTATAGCCTTACCGCCCTTGAATGGCTTGCCCTTAGTTCCCTCTGCGAACTCAGGCACAGGTTGAGCTAAGATTAATCCTGTCTGGAAGGTTGCCAACCCAGCTATTATTGCTGCTAATGGAGGAGCAGAAACAGCATACTTGATAATTTCAGGAGCAGCCTGAAATAGCACATTAGCCACAGCCTGAAGCTGCTCGGCTCTGAATTGCTTTAGCTTTAGTTCCCTTTCCTTCTCTCTCCTCTGCTCATTTATCTCATCAATCTTTTGCTGGTTGCCATCGGCCAGCCTAATCTCTTCATCATATCTGCGCTGGAGTAAAGTCATTTCTTTACCCAGATTGCTTTGGTATAGGTCAAATCCACCATTCAGAATTTCTTGGCCTAATTCATAGGCCTTATCCCTAATCTCCTGCTTTATTTTGGCTGCCTCTTTCTCTTTCTCAACCTGATTTTTTAGATCATCCTCATAGGCCTTCTGCCATGCCTTCATTCCCTTCAATCTATCCTGATAGAGCTTCTCCTCATCAGTTGCTGTTGCCTTCTTTGACTTAGCAATCTGATCTTGGAGAGTTATGGCTGTCAGATACTCTTTTTTGGCCGCATCCTCAAAGTCCTTCACTGCCTTATCTCGCTGGAGCTTGGCTACCTTAACCTCATCCTCAATAATTCCAATGTTCTTAGTGCTGTATTCCTTTTTAAGCTGAAAGACTGCCTCCTGGAATACTCTTTCAGCCCCTACTTCGCCCAGTTTTGAGCCTCTTAGCTGAGCCATCAGCACTTGCTGCTGCTTCTCAAGCTCAAGGAGCTTTAACCTAGATTGATATTGAGCCTTGTCTTCAGCCTGTGATGATGCACTAGCAGCCTCTGCTGCCTTGGCTCTCTTGTTGATCTCATCAATGGCTGCTTGATTCTGAGCTTTAAGAGCATCCAAATACTTCTCGTCCTTCTTGACTTGTAATTCAAGTGGGCCAGGCCCAATATCAACTGCCACCCTAGATTCGGAGGCTACTTGCTCTCTTATTGCCCGTTCTTCTGCTGCTTTGGCTTTTAAAACTTTTAGTTCCTCTTCCTTGATTTTAATATTTCTCCTTGAATTTATTTCAGCATTCTTCAATGCCTCATCTGAGGTCTTGGCAAAGAAATTAGTATAGGCTGTGTATTGACCACCAAGAAACTCTTGTGCTTTTTGCACATCGCCTTTAAACAAGTCATTTAGCGCACCTAGAAACTCAGCAGTCACGGTCAGTGCCTTGCCAAATATTGGTGCAAGGTTGTTGCCTATGGTGTTGAGGAGTGAATCCCAAGTATCACCAAGGTTGCTAATTTGACCGCCCAAAGTCTGGGAGACAGCTGATGAAGCTCCAGCCACACCATTGTAATCGCCCAGGCTAAGCAAGTAGGCCTGCACAGCATCTCTGTTCTTCTTGACTTGAGTTTCTACTCCCTTAAAATTGAATATTACATTCTCACCAACTGTTCTGGCGCTAATGTTTAGCTCCTTGAGCCTCTCAAATTCAAAGTTCCTAGCATCTAGAATGGCCTCTGTAAATTGGAGGAATGACTTGCCCTGAGAAGAGGCAACATCACCGAGCTTCCTCATCTGATCAATGGTCGGTTTAAAGCCTACTCCGGCTAACTTGACAAATGAATCGGTTACCTCCTGAACGCTGAATGGTGTTGTTGCTGCGAATTGCTTGATGCTTGCCAATGCTCCCTGAGCTGCACTGTTGCTGCCAAGTGTATTTTTAAGGACTGACTCAAACTTCTGGAATTGAGCAGTGACAGCAATGACCTCCTTGGTGAAGCCAACTATTTTATCGGCTGCAAATATCCCAGCAATGACTGGCCCAACTTTAGCAGCAACTGCACCCATCCCACCGAATGCATCACCAGTGTCTTTGCCTGCTTTCTTAGCCTTATCGCCTACATCATCAAGCTGCTTCTTGAGCTTGCCAAGCTCAGCCAGCAACTGCCTCTCCTCTGCTGTAATTCTATCGAACTCAGATGTAGCCTGCTGGAGCTTACTCAGGTCAATGTCATACCTGATTTTAATATCGTTAGTCGAAATGGTTGCCATGGCCCAAAGATAAGCATTAAAAAAGCCACCGAATATCAGTGGCCTTTTAGCAATTATGAAAAACTAAACAAATCTATCCCTTACCCTTTCTTGATTTCTGAGCCGCAATATAGCTGCTCACGATTAAATAGTATTCATAGACTGGCCTTTCGACCAGGAATTTAGCTCTGTTAAAATCTCCACCTGCGACTCTAAGCTGCTCATCAAATCTAAGTCTGTGCTGTCTGGTAATTGCAGTCCAATAATGTGTTTCAGGTTGTTTAGGCTTTGCAGCGTTTCGGCCTGCAAATAAGTCGGGAAATTCGTGCTGAATTCGGTCAAAGAGGGCAGATAAGCGTACTCTGGCAGTGTCAAAAAAAAACCCTCCACATCATTGTGCTTCATCCAATGTTCCAGCTTGGTCTTATTGTAAGGATACTGATAGTCAAGTGGATTTTCTTGCTCATCAAAGTATAGAACTGTTGCCAGCTTCAGCTGTCTAAGTAGGCTCACAGACATCTCCATCTGCTCCTTGAGTCTGGATGCCATCACCCCTATCTCATAGAGCTTCTTGTCATCCTTTTTCTTCTTGTCCATCAGAAGGTTAATCAGGCCATTGTTCCAGCCTCTCAGAAAGTCTGGGTTAATCTGCCAAAGCTCCTCGGTGAATATGTCCCGGGCTGCCACTGCCCTCTGGAATGGCACATTGACCTCAGATACGAACTTGAAGTAATTGACTCCACCGGAGGTGAAGGCATATTCAATCTGATCCCAGCGGTCAGC